GCCTCAGAGCTAGAGAGTTCAGCAATAATTAACCTGTTTGAAATTGATGTATCAGATATTGCAATACAAGAATTACTTTACAAAAATAAAAACTTAATCCCTATCAATGCTGATAAGATTTTTAGATTTCACAATAACCCAAAAATTATAGATAGCTCTATATGGTATAATGATGTTGAATATATCGGCGCGCCCATTAAAATAGACGGGTTTGAATCTAGCTCCAAAGGAACTCTCCCTTCGCCAAAAATGTCGATTACAGCAAAAGAAGAAAGCATTCATAGTTTTCATTTATTAAAGCAATACATTAGGGCCCTAGACAGTATGATTGGGGCGAAAGTCACACGGACGAGAACATTCGCGAAATATTTAGATTCAAAAAATTTTTACAGCACAGGCACAACCCCCCTTAACCCAGACGTCATTATACCCAAAGGTCTAGACCCAGACCCGAACGCTCATTTCCCGCTAGAAATTTATTATATAGAAAGGAAATCTTCGGAGAATAAATTATTCATTGAATTCGAATTATCTTCCGCCCTAGCTCTAGAAGAAGTCAAGTTGCCCGCCAGAATCGTTACTTCAAACGCCTGCACTTGGACCTATAGGGGTGAGGGGTGCTGTTATGAGTATAAAAGTATAGGGTCTTCTGCGGTACATGGAGACGCAAGCCTACCGAACCATGCGCCGCCACTAGCTAATGAAAAAAATGAACTAATAGAAGAGCAGATAAGCGAATACGACCCAGCAGATTGGCGAGGGACCGTGCCCCCTTTGTGGAAAGGTAGTCAGGAGAATGGCGGGTCATACAACAAGGGAACTGCTGTAAGAATTTTAGTGAAAGGCATCAATTATTATTTCGTTGCGAAATCTACCGTCCCACCAGATATCCCTCCTCCGAACGAAAAGTTTTGGATGCCCGACCAGTGTTCAAAAAAAATAACAGGCTGCAAATGGAGGTGGGGCACGTATAGTGCAACAACCACCCATGGAGCAGGCTCACCCCCGACACTTTCTGGTGGGGGAAATCCAAAGTCTGGACACTTACCTTTCGGGGGGTTCCCCGGGGTCACATCTGCGGCAGATTCGTTATGATCTTAAATAAATACATCAAAAGAGAGATTAAAGCGCAAGCCCTAGAGAGCGAGCCCAAAGAATGCTGCGGCTTAGTAATTGACGTTCGCGGCAAGTTAGATATCTTTCCATGCACGAATTCCTCCATAGATAACGAAAAACACTTTAAGATATTGCCCGAAGAGTATATTAAAGCCAGTAGGATCGGGAAAGTAAAAGCTGTATATCATTCTCACTGTAATGACTTAGAAAATTTTTCTGAATTTGATAAACTGAACAGCCAAAACCATAACATAGAGTTCATATTGTATGTCATTAAGAATGATAACTTTCTTTCATATTTACCCAATTGCGAATACAATTCCTATGTGGGTAGGGAGCTTATCTTGGGCAGGCAAGACTGCGGCTCCCTAGTTAGAGATTTTTATAAAAATGAATTAGATATTGAAATTAATGATTACGAAAGGGACGAGAGTTGGTTGGAAAACCCCCGAGACACCTTGGATAAATATTACGAAAAGGAAGGTTTTAAAAAGGTGGAAGACTTAAAACCCTTTGACTGCGTCTTTTTTAAGATGAGAAAGGTGGGCCCCTCATCTCACGTGGGCATATATTTGGGCAACGATTTACTCCTGCACCAAACGGGTGGTGTAAATGGTTATTCAAGGATAGAAGATTATACTCGTTGGCAAAAATTTACCAATTACGTGATAAGGCATAAGGATTTAAAATGAATGACGAATTAGTAGAAATAACTCTCCACGGAGCCTTGGGTGAGGCTGTCGGTGGGAAATGGAATATTTGCGTAAGCAGTATTCCCGAAGCTATGAGGGCTATACAAATAAATTCTCATGGTAAATTATTTCCTTATTTTTTTGAAGCACAAAAAAGAGAAGAGAAATATAAAATCTTAGTCGATAATAAAGAGGTGGACGCTTCCGACATCGACCCCTCCGACTTTGAAAGCGTGTGTCAGTCAGAATTGATGTTGAACAGAAAACTCAAGAGGTTAGACATAGTTCCGGTTATTGAGGGCGGCATAGCGGCTCCGATATTAATGGGCATAGGTTTGATGGGCGCGGGCATGTTAGCTGGCTTACCCCTGTTAATAATGGTGGGCTTGGGGTTAGTAATATCAGGCATGGCTAACTTATTGGCTAAGCCACCGGAATATGAAGAATTTAGAGAATTCACAGATGTGAAAACAAAAGGGTCTTATCTTTTCGCCGGCCCCCAAAACTCAGTAAAAGAGGGCGGCCCTGTTCCGATAGGTTATGGTAGGCTTTTAGTAGGCTCGCAATTGGTAGGCGCCTCTTATAATATTTCTTATGTAACCGCAGAGGATACAACATCTCAAACTAGTAGTTAATTATGGCAGAAGAAGAAGCAGAAGGAATCTTGCACGCGGGCGTTAGGAAAACTTCCGTTAGTACAATCAAGACTGTTGATCTCGTGTGTGAGGGCCCTATATCTGGGCTCGTAACTGAGGACTTCACCTTCCAAGGCACTGCTGGTAAAACTGGTTGGGATTCGGTGACGGTTGGTGCACAGTATAATAAATTAAGGTCTCTATACTTTAATGAAACCCCAGTTTTAAATGTTAATAACCGAGTTAACTTCCAACAGGTTGATGTAGATTCTTGCCCCGGGGAAGCAGACGGAGAAACAATTGCGGACGGCGTAGAACAATCAGTCTCCAAAACTAGAAATATAAGCGAAAGACTAAGGGGCCCGACATTTAATGACGCGGGACTTTTAGTGGGCGACGCAGATGCGTTCGCAAAGTATTATAGAATACTAAATACAAGATGCAATAAAGTAGTAGTCAATTTAAAGCTGGGGGCTTTTTCGAAAACCTCTCAAGAGCCCGGTGAGCAAGGAGATATTCAAGACACGACGGTAAGAATAACGATACAAAAAAGAGCTCTTTATACAGATACCCAAGGAAACATTAAGAGTGCTCCAGCTTTTGAAAATGCGGCAGGAGGAGACATCATAGGCAAGATATCAAGCGCGTATATACAATCTTACCCAATCGACCTTTCCCTACCCGAAGATCAAAATTTCGTTGGCTGGGAAATAAAAGTTTATAGAACCACGGCTGAATCTACTTCTATATATTTAAAAAACCAAACCTTCGTAGACAGTCTAACCGAACATTACGCCGACACTTTTTGTTACCCAAGCGCGGCGATGGTTTCCTCAGAATTCAAGGCGGAATATTTTTCAGATGTACCAAAGAGAGCTTTCGATTGCAGACTCAAAAAGGTTAGGATACCAAGCAACTACAACCACCTTACTAGAACCTATAGTGGGTCATGGGACGGAGTGTTTAAAAAAGATAGCAATGGAAAAATTATAGAAGAATGGACCGATAACCCAGCTTGGTGTTTCTATGACTTACTTACCAACAAAAGGTATGGGCTAGGTAAATACATAGACGAAGACCTGATAGACAAGTGGACACTGTATGATATTTCTAGGTATTGTGACGTACTGGTTGATGACGGCTATGGAAGCTTAGAGCCTAGATTTACTTGTAATTTATTAATCCAGAGCAGAGAAGAAGCTTTCAAGGTCGTAAACGACATGGCTAGTATTTTTAGGGCTATAGCTTTTTACTCTGCGGGCGGAATACATACTATACAAGATTCAGAAAAAAACCCCGTATACAGCTTTACGAATGCAAATGTTAAAGACGGAGACTTTACTTACTCCAATAGCGCGAAGAAAGTTAGGCATACAGTCGCTATGGTAAGATATAATGATAAGAGAAATTTTTACAAGCCAGCCGTAGAATACATTGAAGAAGTCGACGGGGTGAGAAGGTACGGGATAAGAGAAAAAGAAGTGACAGCCTTTGGTTGTTCAAGTCGGGGGCAGGCCCTACGTTTTGGCAGGTGGATTTTATATACTGAGAATCTAGAAACAGAAACGGTTAGTTT